ATCAGCATCCCAACCATAGTCTAGGAAATCCTTATACATCTGCTCTACTAGGGATGTCGTCGGAACAACTAGCAAGATTTTTTGACCTTTGTCTACATAATACCTTACGAGAGAATAAATCATCAAAGATTTGCCTGAGGCAGTGGGAGATATCAATAGTTTTCTATTATGTTTTAGAGCGTCGAATACTCCCTCTATTTGATACTTCCTCGGAGAGTGAGAACAAATAGAACTCATGTAATCTTTTACACCTTCATACGAGATACCATCATTCTCCTCATAGGGTGTCCCGTAGAATTTGTTATTTTCAAACTTGTAACTATATCCGTATTGCTTACAGAAATTGACAATCTTATCTAACAGACCAACATAGATCTGTTTAGAACGCATATCATATAAATGTATTTCTCCGTTCCAATTTCTACCACGATACTGTGGCATGAACTTCGCATTTGGAACTTCAAACTTAAAATGATCCCTCAGTTCATATTCGATATGAGGTTCAGTGTTTATCTTTAGAAAAACTTCGTTGGATTTAGAAATAACAAGGTCCGTCGTTCTCACAACAATCCATTCATCTAAAGATATTTATTACATATTGCTAAACCTATGTTCAAGCATGATTCTGTAGAAATGATCTCTCATTGCTTGAAGTTCTTCTTGCTCTTGTGGACTTCCACCAGCCCATTTTTCTACTGCCTGAGAGAGACCCGTGTGAATAACACGAACTGCTTCTATTGGCAGTTCTAGATGATAATACTGATCTTCATCTTCCACAATTACACTTGCCTCCTTTGTAATTAGAACACTTTGATTTCTTACACTTCTTTTTGGATTTCTTTTTCATCCTAGTCCTGCATTAAATCTCATGAACTCGATAGCGTTTTTGATTTGATACGTCCTGTTTGTAATCTGTTTTAAAATGCTTTCAAGATACACTAACATTGTATCATAGTAATCTATCTTCAAACACACTGTAGACAATTTTTCGTCAGCGTCAAGGTATTTCTGCATTGTATCCTTGTCGCGAATCTTTTTTGGAAATGGATTTTCCACGTAGACATCTGGATCTGCTTTGCCACTGAAGTATTCATAACGTTCATGGCGAATATTTTTTCTCTGTTGCTCTGCTTTCTTCCGCATCAGGAAGATGGTATTATATAATTCAAAATATTTTGCGTGAAGAGAAGGGATATTCAGAGACTCCTCATGAAGGTTGTCTCTGTCTAGTTTTGCGTCTTTCTCCCACATATCTTGAATTGAATCAAGATCAAAATTCATATGGCGTTGCCGTTCAAATCAGTTATATTGTAGATAGTATACTTGAATTCGGCATCCGCTGTAAAGTACTGGATGTCCGTATCTGTAGCATCAAACGTCAAAGTTGTCAAAGACACTGGGAACAAATCTTTGAAATTAACGTTGAACTTTGGAATAAGATTACTACTTAAAATCTGGAGAGTTCCATCGGAATAGATATCATCTCCTCTCTCATTGGTGATTCTGGTAGGAAGAACACCACCAGACTCAAACTTATTAAACTCTGCAATGGACTCTGGGAAACCTAGTCCTCTAATCCACTTTTGGATTTCCATGTAGTTTTTTAGATCTTCATCAACTAAAAATCTAATAAACAAATCACCAAAAGCAATCTTATCTCCAGGTGTTGGAATATCCCTCAGGTAAGAAGGTTGATCAACTACACCTAGAGATAAGTCGGGAATATTTGCTTGATTACAAAAGAATGCTGTTTTTGGACTTCTGGTAAGAGTAAACTTAAATCCAGTAGGCGCAAGAAAGTTTCTATTGTCAATCTGGTTATATGAAGAATCTCTTACATCAGCGACCATGACTTATCACTCAGCATGAACAGTGGCTTTTCTCCATCCACCATTCTTTCCATCAGGATTGTTCATCACAGCATTAGCAGCTGCTTCATCAGCATACTGAATTCTGTCTTCATAGATGTCCGTCCACCTTCTATTGCCAGCATAAAATACGGTGATGGTTTCATCAACAAGACTTGGCTTTTTAATATGGTAGGGCATTGTTGTCCTCAGTTGGTTTACAGCTATTTATACAAAAAAAGGACCCCGAAGGGTCCTTGGAGAAATATGTGTCCGATGGATCACATGAGGTTCTTAACAGCAACGCGACGATAGTAGCGGTTCTGGTTGACCTTGAGAGCGCCGAGACCCTGGTTGGTTCCTTCTGCGAATGGGTTAGCAACGAGACCATAGCGGGTCTTGAAGCCAATCTTGGGCTGGAAGGAGTTCTCACCAACGGCACGTACCATCTGGAGAGGTACATATGGGCAGTAGAACAGTCCGGCGTCATAAGGGTTGGTTCCCTTATAACCGACAACGTAATACTGGTTACCGTTTGCTGCGTTAGCAGAGGTGAGGTTGGAGGAATAAGGATCGATGTATACACGATACTTACCTTGGAGAACACCAGCGAAGGTGTTACCAGTGTCATCAACGTTCAGGTTAGCGTTGAGTGCAGGGGTGTAGTCGAGAACACCAGCCATGGTCAGCGCAGAAGCAACGTCTGCGGAACACATGATGATGTTGCCCTTTCCGCGACGAGTTCTTTGTGCGATCGCGTTAGCGTCACGCTCGATTTGGAACAGGAGACCCTTGAACTTCTCAACGGACCATCTGCCGTTTGAGTCGATATCCAGGTCGAATACACCAGCGTTAGCGGTGTTAGCAACAGCACCTTGCTCAGCAACCTTATAGATGGTTCTGATGACTTCGCGGTTGATTTCAGCCAAGATCTCAGTAGAGAGGATGTTGGCGAGTTCCGCTTCAGCGTTCAGACCATGGATTGCCTTGAGGTCCTGAGCAAGCTCGAGGCTGTACTCAGCTTTCAGAGCGCGTGACTTCGCAGTAACGGTGACCTTCTCGATCGAGAATGCCATCTGGTTGAAGGCATCAGATCCAGTACCGTCGAGAGATTCTGCGCTGTCCTTACGCATACCACCACCGACAGTGTAGTCGGAGGAAGTTGCTGAACCAACAGGGTTCAGAACTGAAGGGTTAGTACCGCTCTGGATGGTTGAACCGATACCAGCAGCAGCATCAGCGAATCCGTTGGACTCGTCGAAACCTGCGTCCTGACCAGAGAAGGTGGTGTCGGGCTCGTTGTAGAATGCCTCAGTACCACTCTGGTTGGTGTAGCGGGAGCGCATTGCGAAGATCAGTCCAGTAGGACCGCTCATTGGCTGAACACCTGCGAGGTCATAAGCGACCAGGTTAGGCATTGAGCGTCTGATCAAGGAGATCAGAACAGGGTCGAAACCGGCGGTAGGACCAGCAGCAGCGGATCCGCCCTCAAAACCGGTTGCACCAACAGCATTGGTTGGTTGCTCGGTGAGCATTCCACCATTCTCGAATGAGGATTGCTCTTTAAGGAATTTTTCTTGGTTTTCGAGCAGGACAGCGGTTACCGCCTTACGATGGGAATCTTTGATTGGATCAAGACCCTCATAGTTGAGGAGAGGTGCCCACTTTTCCTGCAGATGCTCGGATTGGAACATTTGCTTTTACAGATAAAAGGGTTTAGTTTGATTTAATGTTAAATTCAGTTTACTTGCCAAAGGAACCCATGGTTCTGAGGTAGCGATCCATTGTGTTTGAAACAAACTCAGGGGATTCGTCTACACCTTCTGAAAGGGTTTCAGTTTTGGCGACTGGTGCCTTACCGGAGAAATATGACTCCTTCAAGGTTTCCAGCTTCTCACGATATTCGGTTTCACTTTCAAACTCTACACTTTCGGCAAGTGAGGCGAGCTTCTCTTTCTGAGTGGCAGCGAGGCCATCAGAAACTGACTCAAAGATACCATCAGCAACCGACTCTGCGAGGCGCTTGTTGAGGGAGATGTTCTTCTCGATCTGCTCGTTGAGTTTTGTCTCCATGTCATCAAGTTTGTCTACCATAGACTCAAGGACATCATACTTCTCTTCAGGGATTTCTACATAATGTTCTTCAAAAAGACTCTTCATTCCGGTGAGGAATGATTCAGTCATCTCAGTCTTGAGTGCATGTTCGATAACGAGGGCATTTTCAGTAAACCACTCGTCAGCGACGTACTCCAGATAGGAGTCAACACGCTCACCGAGTGCTACTTTTGCTTCCTCGATTTCTTCAGCGAGTTGAGCAGCATATGCTTGCTCTAACTCTTCTTTAATACCGGCAACCTTAGCATTGATTGCTGCTTCAAAGATGGTCTTTGCCTTTTCTTTGAATTCTTCGGAAAGATCTTCGCCACCGAGGAGTGCGTTGACATCTTCTTCGATGTCATACTCAGCGACAATTTCCTCTTCAGCAGTCTCTTCTTCAGAAACTACCTCATCGGTTACTGTCTCTTCTTCTTCGATGGTGTCTTCGGTGGAGAGTTCTTCGTCTTCTTTCATACCTTTAGGCATTGGATCTGCTTTACCAGCATTCTTGGTTACTACGTCCTTAACTTGCTTAAGGGTTGCGCCGGGTTCCTTCAGCTTTGCTGAATCATCATCGGGCTTGTAGTTTTCTGGGGTAGGACCGCCGAGATCTTCGACACCTGCCAACTGAGTTCCGGGATCTGCCATTTTAGGCATAGGATCACCAGGCTTCGCGTTAGCGTTAACAGCGGTGCGAGATTGCTGTGTCTTTACTTCCATTTCTTGTAATTTCTTACCACGAGACATTTGAACTCTCCGATTTACCGGTTATTAAACTATATTTATTTATAAAATTAAAGATTAGAAAGAAAGTCATTAAATAAATTTAACTTTTTCTCATCTAATGCGCTTTGATCAACCAGGGTGTTGATCTCTCTGTATGTTTTCTGTGCATACTTTTCACGAAGGATGCCACCATCCCATACCCAATCTTTTCCTTCCATGATACCCT